TGCTCGCTCGTTTTGGCAGGTAGAACCCGCTTCCGCTGTTGATAATCTAGCTCACTATTTAGTTCATAGAAGTAGTCTTATGCAAAAATGTGCAGAGGCTAGTCTTGTTGATTTAAAACATTGGCAGAATTATGATGAACGGGTTTGGGCTGAGATATTAGAAAAGAATATAGCGGCTGGTATTATTCATTGTAGAATAAAGTATTGGAGAGTTCCTAAGCGGATGCCAAATACAATAGAAGGTCAAGCTGATTATTGGAAAAAATATTACAATACAGAAGGCGGAGCTGGAGACCCAGAACATTTTGTTGAATCAGTTAAAAAGTATTTAAGGTAAATCAATGGCTAGAATGACAAATAAAAAGAGAGCTGAAACGAATAAACAACTTTGGGATAAAGCAAATTCATCTCATAGACAAAGGTGGCAGGTATTAAGTCAGAAAGGATATGACTTTTATTTAAACGAACAGCTTACTAAAGAAGAGACTGATTCTCTTAATGAAGCTGGAATGCCAACATTTACTATTAATAGGGTAACTCCTATTATAGAAATTATGAAGTATTTTGTTACAGCTAATAACCCTAGATGGAAAGCTGTAGGGGCTACTGGAGATGATGTAGACGCCGCTCAAGTACACTCTGATATTGCAGATTATTGTTGGTACTATTCAAATGGTAAATCAATATATAGCCAGGTTGTGCTTGATAGTCTTACTAAAGGTATTGGTTATTTCATGGTTGATGTTGATAGAGATGCTGATAGAGGAATGGGTGAGGTTCAATTTAAAAAGATTGACCCTTATGATGTATATGTAGACCCTGCTAGTAGAGATTTTTTATTTAGAGATGCTAATTTTATTTCAGTAAGGAAGAATGTATCTAAAACTCAGTTAATGAATTTATTTCCTGAGTTCGCTAATAAGATGAGAAAAGTTTCAGGTAACTCTGGTAGTATAAATTATTCACAAAGACCTTCAACAGATATGCAATCTATCCAACCTGAAGATATTACAATGGGTATAACTATCGAAGGTGAAGATGATGATATTATACCATACTACGAAACATATTCTAAAAAGAAACATGCTTATAGAAATGTATTTATAAAAGTTCTCCCATCTCCTATTGAGATGCAACAGATAAGAGAGAATGTTGACGAACAGATGGCTGAATTTCAACAAGAAGTTCAAGTTCAATTAAAAGAAAAAAGTTTAAGTATCCAACAATCTTTAGAAGCTGGAGAAATAATACCAGAGAGAGCTGAAATTGAAATAGATAGAGCTGCAAAAATGACTGAGCAGGCTATAGAAGAAAAGAAAGTACAGTTACTTTCAGAAGCTCAAGATTCAGCTACGATTATTGACCAACAAATTATGACAGAAGAAAGCTACCAAGTTATTGAAAAAGGTGGCGATATGAAAGACCAAATAGTTGAGGCTATAAAATTTTATGAGAATAGAGTTCACTTAACTTGTACTGTTGGTGATGATGTATTTTTATACGATAGAGTTCTTCCTGTTTCAGAATATCCAATAGTACCAATTCCTTATATGTATACAGGAACACCATATGCTATGAGTGCTGTATCTCCTTTAATTGGTAAACAACAGGAAATTAACAAGGCTCATCAGATTATGCTACATAATGCAAACTTAGCTTCTAATCTTAGATGGATGTATGAAGAAGGTTCTGTCCCTGAGGAAGAATGGGAACAGTATTCGTCTTCTCCTGGAGCTCTGTTAAAGTATAGACAAGGATTTGCCCCTCCTAGCCCAGTAATGCCAGCTCCTATCAATAATGCTTTCTATACGATTACTCAAGAAGGTAAGGGAGATGCTGAATATATAGCTGGTGTCCCTTCAGCTATGATGGGTTTTACGCAAGAACAATCAGAGACATATAGAGGATTACTTGCTAACGATGAATTTGGTACTCGTAGATTAAAAGCTTGGATGGGTAGTGTTGTCGAACCAGCGTTAGAACATTTAGGTAGATGCTTTCAAATGATGGCTCAAAATCATTATTCAGTAGAGAAAGTATTTAGAATAGTACAACCTGAGGCTGGACAACAACCTGATGAAGAAAAAGATGTAAGAATTAATATTCCTATTTATAATGATTATGGTAAAGCTATCTCAGTATATAAAGATTATGCATCTGCAAGATTTGATATAAGAATTATAGCTGGGGCTACAATGCCAATTAATAGATGGGCATTATTAGAAGAGTATTTCAGATGGTTTCAATCTGGATTGATTGATGATATTGCGATGATTGGTGAAACTGATATTAGGAATAAGAAACAAATTATTGAAAGAAAATCAATGTACTCACAGCTTCAAGGTCAAGTTTCGTCAATGGAAGAAGCAATCAAAGACAAAGATGGAACTATTGAAACATTAGAGCGTCAACTCGTACAAGCCGGTATTAAGATGAAAGTCGGAGATGCTGCTAATGAAGTTAGAAAAGATGTATTAGAGACAGAAGCTCAACAAAAACTTCTAAGAGGTATGATGAAAGCTGAGTTTGATAGGATGAGAAAAGATATGCAAGAAATGGTTAAATCTCAACCAGCTCAAGAATCAGAAGAAGTAGAAGCTGAATAGTGGCTTGGACTAAAAAAAGCTATCCTAAGATGGCTAGAGGCGGTAATAAGAATGGTAGATGGAAAGATGGAAGTAGTCAAACACACTATAGAAATAAAACTAATGCTAAGTCTGGTCAAGTTGTTCACCATTCAGATGGTAATAAAAAGAACAATAGTAGGTCTAATCTTAGACTTGTTAGTAAGGCTCAGCATAATAAAGACCACACTGAAAAAGGTGGTAACAGAAAATGCAAAAGTGGCTACGTTTGGAGTAGTAAAATTAAATCATGCGTAGGTATAAAAAACTAGTTGTTTTTATATTTGTTTTTGCATTAACTTAACGAAACCAATAAAAGGATAAAATATGGCACAAGAACAAGTAGGCAACGCTCTGGAAGGAGCCCCCGAAAGTGATTACCAAGCCCTTGATGATATTGAATCTGGAGATTTCTTTGAATCTTTGGATACAAGTGTCAACTCAGGGATAATAGATAGCGAATATTCGCAGTCAACCTCGCAAGATTTAGGCGATAATACGCCGGCGAGCCCTAGCGGAGTTCAAGAGCAAGGCGAAGATGCTTTGCAAAAAAGGTATAGTGATTCAAGCCGTGAAGCTAAACGTCTTAATGGCAAGCTAAATGAACTTGAACCATATATGCCAATACTCGATGCAATGAGAGAAGACCCTAATTTGATTACTCATGTGAGAAATTATTTTGAGGGTGGTGGTCAAGCACCAGAAAGTATGGCTCAAAATATGGAGCTTCCTGAAGATTTTTCATTTGACCCAGATGACGCTTTTACCGACCCTAAGTCGGATTCAGCGAAAGTATTTGGGGCTACTGTTGATGGTATTGTCCAAAGACGACTTAACAATGAGTTAGGAAAACAGAAGACAGAAAACCAAAGACTCGCACGAGAGACTGCATTTAGGCAAAAGTCTGACATGACTGAAGACGAATGGTCTACTTTTGTCAATTTCGCTAAAAATAAATCTCTAGAATTGGATGATATATATTATCTCATGAAGAGAAAAGAACGTGAATCTAATATTGCTGATAACGCAAGACAGCAAGTTGCTACTCAGATGAAAAAAGTCCAAGAGCAACCACGTTCATTAGCAACAGCAGGTAGTGTAGAAGTTGAAACATCTCAAGACGACCAAGTATTTGATGCCTTACTCGGTATTGACCAAAAACTGGATAATGCGTTTGGCTAATAGTTGATTTTTTTGGCTATTTAGCAGACGCTTAATGTTAAATAGGAGATAAGGTAAAATGGCTGATTTATTTACACTCGACGCCGTTGCTGATGTCGCTGGTGGTAGTGCTGGGTCCCGATTAGGGACTTCACTAGATACTGGTGTTCTTCGCAGACGGTACGATTTTGGTAGTAGGGTATCTGAGCTAGCAATAGCACAAGACCCTTTCTTCCGTTTCGTATCTAAACTTGCGAAAAAGTCAACCGACGACCCGGAGTTTAAGTTCACAGAACGAAGACCCTCTTTCCATAAACGATATGCATATGCTACTGCTTTTAGTAATGATAATTCTACATGGGTAGAAAATCAATCTACTAATGCTACGACTCAATACGATAAGTATGAGACAGCAGCAAATACCGTTTACGTTAAACTAGCTACAGACTATACAAAATCTGGCAATCGTCAGAATGTTTATGGTCAAAGTGGTCAAGAAATCGTAATTGGTGCTGATGGTACGCAACCTCAGTGGTACATGCCTGGCCAGATGTTGAAAATTAATTTTTCTGATTCTGCTGCCGGTGCTGTAAAGTCATATGCTATTGTAAAGGTTGACACAGTTACTTTGCAAGATGAGAGTACAAGTCCTCCTACAGCTCACACACATGGTGAAGCTGCTGTTATCAGAGGAACAGTTGTAAAAACAAAAGATGCTGGTGATGATTACTATGCAGGCCCACTTGGTGTAAATACACC